GCCACCGCGTCGGTGAGACGCTCGACGACGAGACGACCGAGCTGCTCCTCCAGGGCACCCTGCTCGCTCGTCGGGGCGCTCGCCTTGATCCCGACCCCCCCACAGCCGGGAGCACCCGGCGCCTTGCGGCAGATGTAGCGACGCACGCCGCGGTCGCCGGTGTTGCCGACCATCGTCGCCCCGCAGCGCTCGCAGCGGAGGAAGCCCGTCAGCGCCCACGCCTCGCGGCCGGCGCGACCGACCGGGGTGCGGGTGCTGAGCGCAGCCATCACCCGTCGCTGGGTGACCTCGTCGAGGATCGGCTTCCAGACGGCGTCGCCGACGATGACGCCCTTGTGCACCCGCTTGCCGACGAGTCGAGCCGAGCGCAGCATGTTCGCCAGCGGGCCGGGGTGCCACTCGTTGCCCGCTGACGTCGGGATGCCGGCGGCGTTCCAGCGCTTGGCGATCGCCCGCGGCGAGTCGCCGCTGAGCACGGCCCGCACCGCGTCGTGGATCAGCGCGACCTCGCTCGGGCGGTGCTTGACGCCGTCGGCCTCGAAGCCGAACGGGCGACGCCCGCCCGTGAAGTTGCCGGCGGCGACGTCGGCGTCACCGGCTCGCTGCTGACGCTCACGGAGCTGGCGGACCTCGAACTCGCTGCTGACGCCCATGTCCATGAGGTGTCTCCAGTCGAACGCCTTGTTCGGGTTGAAGACGTGACCCATCGAGGTGATGTACACGAAGACGTTGCGCCGAGCGAGCAGGTCGAGCAGCTCGTGCCACTCGGGGACGCTGCGGCTGCCGCGGCTCGCCTCCCACAGGATGAGCACGTGCGCCCCGAAGCGGTCGGCGCGCAGGTCGGCCATGAGACGCTGGAACGCCTCGCGCTCCTTGCGCTTCCACTGCGACGCCGACCCGACGTCGCCGTAGCTCTCGCCGAGGCGCCAGGTGCGCTTGCGCCCGACGGCACGCTCGGCCTCGTCGAGCTGCTCCTTCGGTGAGCGCTCACGCCCTGACTTGTCCTTGCTCACCCGCAGGTAGCAGCGAGCGAGCACCTCGTCCAGCTCGTCGAGGTCGAAGATGTAGTTGCGGGCGAGGTCGCTCATGACCGGGCCTCGAACTTCGTGGCGAAGCGCCCGTGCGCTTCACACATCGGGATGCCGGCCTTCGGCAGTCGCTGGTTGTGCAGCTTGCCCGTGGCGATCCCGACGGCGGGCTCGTCGCAGTGGTGGCAGGTATTGCTCTGGTGACTCATGGATTCCAGTATAGCGCCCCCGTGTGCTATTCGCACACTGTCACTGGGGCGAACATCTCGAAATAGCACACGCCGAGCTGGGCTGTTCCCGCAGCTCAGCGCACCGCGTGACGCTGGCGTCACCCCAGAGCACGCTCAGAGCGCCCCAGAGCGACGTTCGCGGCTCCCCGCGGCAACGAGAGCTGCTCGACGTCTGCGAGCGCTCAGCGCTCACGCTCGCGGCGTACGACGTCGAGCGCGACGCGCAGCAGTCTGATCGTCAGCACGACGCCGAGCGCGACGCCGACGACGAAGGCCCCGACCGCGGTCAGGTTCGCCCAGTCGACGCCGAGCACGCGCTACAGCACGAGCCAGGCGACGGCGACGAGCGTGAGCCCGAGCGGGACGAGACAGGGCAGCCAGTCGCGGGGCACGTTCTGTCGCACGTAGCTGGCGACGGTCGCGACGGCGAACACGACCGCCGCGACCAGGAACAGCCAGTCGGCGAGCAGCAGGTGGCCGTGGAGGATGTCGGCGGCGGCGAGCATCATGGCCCCTGGGTGGAGCGCAGCTCGTCGACGAACCCTTGCGGGTACACGACCGGGTCGGTGTTCTGGTACAGGTTGGCTTCGTAGCCCCACTGCACCCATTCCAGCGACGGGATGCCGGTGCAGGTCACCCCGTCCCAGGCGTAGTAGCTGTCGGCGCCGTCGCCCTTGATGACCTGTGCCTTCACGTCGTCCTCCTCGGGTGGTTGCGGGGTGGGGCCGGTGCCGGCGCAGTCGGCCCGGAAGGCGTCCATGTCCCACGAGGCCGAGCCGGTGGCGTAGCGGGGTGGCCCGGCGCAGTCGATCTTGCGGGTCGTCCACTCGAAGTGGGCATGTACGCAGTGGTTGGCGATGCCGTAGTGGTCGCACAGCGCCGCCACCAGCCGGACGTAGGCGTCGAGCTGGGCGTCGGGCCAGGGCTCGCCGACCCCGTCGTTGCCGGCCTCGATCCCGACCGCCGCGGCGTTCATCGAGTCGTCGGCGACGACCGCGCACGGGTCCTGGCCGGAGCCGTTGGTGTTGGTGGCGCCGGCGGCGATGACCCAGATCTGGCCGGAGCGGCCGAGGTACAGATTCGACAGCGGGGCGTCCTGGGAGCCGGTGGCGATGTAGTTGACGTCGGGCCAGCCGTCCTGGCTCGGGCCGCTGGCGGTGTGGTGGACCATGACGTGGTTGGGTTTGCCGGAGTCGTAGCCGCCGGAGCCGCGGGCCCTGGTCGGCCAGCCGTCGACCTCGGTGACCGACAGGCCAGCGCCGCGGCAGACGTCGGCGAGGTCAGTGAGATATCTGGCGCCCATCAGTCCTCCCAGACGATTCGAGTCGAGCCGTTGTGCCCGTGGAGGTGCTCGACGGCTTCCACGCCACGCTCGTAGAACACCACCGACGTCGGCCACGCCCCGCGCCAGTGGAGTGCCACGATCCCGTCAGGGAACACGCAGCCGTCAGCCACGACCCCGGTACCGGACAGACCGGTGGGGTCGGCGTCGCGGTGCAGTTCAAACGTCTTCATCAGAGCGCCTCCAGGCGGGCCCGCAGGGCGTCGAGGCGGCGGTTACGCCCCAACTCCGCTCGGAGGTTGGCAACGAGCCGTAGAGCGTCGCTGAGACGCTCCTGACGGCGTTCTGCGCTGCCCTGCTCCAGCGCGGTGGCGATCCGGTCGAGCACGTCGAGACGGATGGTCGGCGGGTCCCCGGCGTCGTAGGCGTCGGCCGGCTCGGCGTCGCCGAAGCTGCTCATGCCGGCGGCGTGTACGGGTGGGCTTGGACGGCGGCGGTGAGCATGCCGTCGGTGACGACCGCCTCGTCGCCGCCGGGGTTCGGGTTGTTGTTGAGGATGGCCGACTCGTACGGCGGCTCGATCGACGGGTCGGCCGAGATGAGCCAGCGCTGGTCGTACCAGGCGGGGTCGGGGTTCTCGATGCCTTCCTTGGCGTAGGCGGCGCGCACTCGCTGGCCGAACGCCTCGTCGGCGGCGCACTTGCTGATCGTCTCGAAACTCATCGGCGGGATTCCTTTCGTCAAATCCGGGAGATGGTGTAGATGCCGCTGGCGTTTGCCCACGCTCCGCCGGACGCGATGTAGTCGACCACGAAGCGGGTCTTGAAGCCGGCGCCGAGGCCGATCGGCACGTTCCAGGACCAAATGATGGGATAGGCGCTCCACTGGCCGCCGGGGGCGGTCGTTGAGCCGGCTCCGGCGGCGTAGGTCTGGTTGTCGCTGAACCGGAAGATCTCGCCGTGGCCGTGGACCTCGCCGCCAGCGAAGCCGAAGGGGACGGTGGCCCAGCAGTTCACGGCGACCATGAACGGGTACGGGCCGAGAAACGTCGCCCCGAGGTCGTAGGTGCCGACACCCATCCCGGACGCACCGCTATGGGTGAACCCGCCCGTCGCGATGATCGTCCAGTCGCGCTGCCAGGCGCCGCCCATCCGGTAGAAGTTGACGCCGGCCGGGGCCTGGCAGGTGGCGCCGTCGGGCGGAGTCGGCCACAGCGCATCGCGCTCGGTCGTCGAGGCGAACACCGGAGCGAACCCGATGCCGCGGCGCAGGTCGGTGATGGCGACGCCGTTGAGGTTGGCGACGGCGGCCGGCACCACGTAGGAGCAGACCGGGGCGGCGTTGTTCGGGACGGTCGGCGCGACCGGGGTGCCGGTCGACGGCGCCCCGGCGAGGACCTGGAAGATGAAGTCGTTGTTGACGCCGGCGTCGAGCTGCGGGTCCCGCACTTGGAGGATGACGACGTCGATGCGGGTGTTGCCGGCGGCGGGGGCGGCGGTGGAGGTGACGACCTCGTTGGCGTCCCAGCGGCACAGCGCGGTGTTCTGGCCGGCCTGCAACGGGACGGCGATGGTCCCCGGCGGGATCGACACGTTCATCGTGTTGGAGACCGGGGCGGCGATGGCGCCGACCGCGGCCGGCGTCGGCCACAGGGCGGACAGCAGACCGCGGTCGACTTGCGCCGAGTACGACCCGGCCTGCTGCCACAGCGGCGTGAATCGGGTCATGGCGTCATCTCCTGGCGAGTGCGTTGACGGCGGTGTTGGTGCGGGCGAGCAGGTCGCCGAGCGAGGTGTCGGGGCGGCCGACGGTGACGGCGACGTCCTCCTGGCCGTCGTCGCCGATCGTCCAGGCGATGCCGACGACCCGGATCGTGGTGTTGACGGCGAGCCGCCCGGAGTAGATGACGAGCGGCACCGTGTCGCCGATGTTCGGTGAGCCCCACACGTAGGCGCCGGGCCGCATGGTGAGCGAGTAGCTCGGGACGAGCACACCGGCCGAGGCGAGCAGGCCCTGGGCCCGCTGGTCGAGCGTCGCCTGCTGGTTGACGTCGGACGGCGCCGAGTCGGCGAGCGGCCACCACCCGACCGTCGACCCGGAGGCATCCGAGTTGGCGGCCTGCGAGAACATCTGCGGCGCGTTGGGGTCGCTGCTGGCGTTGTTGCCGAGCGAGCGGACGTAGTTGGCGTAGTCGGCCGAGTTGACGGTGCGGGCGACCGCCGACACGTTGCCGCCGTAGAGCAGGACGAGGTCGGTGCGGGCCACGCCCTGGGCCGGGTAGAAGATCCGCAGCGCGTCGCGGCCGGCGCCGAGCGGGCTGATGGTGCCGTTGCCGTCGATCATCGACAGCGTGTCGGCGGCGGCCGGCTCGGGGATGACGTCGTAGTCGAAGCCGCCGATGACCTTGGCGAGCTGGTCGATGGCGGTGCCGAGCGACGTCGAGCCCGCATAGCTGCGGACCCGGAGCTGGCCGGAGGCGGTGCGGGTCGTGGTGCCGTCGCCGCCGACGAGGACGACGCCGATCGGCAGCGACGAGCCCGGCGCGTACGGCGCCGTCGGCGTCGGGCCACCCCCGGCGGCAGCCAGCAGGGCGGCGGCGATCTGGTCCTGGTCGAGATTCGTGTACGTGACGGGCGAGGCGCCGACGGTGAAGCGCCGCACGATCGAGGCCAGCTTGTCGTGGGCGACGAAGTTGACGGTGTGGGCCTGCTCCGACAGCTGGTCCTCGGAGTGGTCGATGATGCCGCGGAACACGCAGACGTCGGCGCCGGTCTGGTCGTCCCACCGCCACGCCATCACCGACGACGCCAGTTCCTGGATCGCCGCGCAGTCCGGCGCCCGCCCGTCGAGGGTGAACGTCAGCTCGGCCGGCGCATCCCACGCCCGGGTCAGCGAGCGCGAGCGGGCCGAGGCAAGCTCGAGGAGCTGCGTCTGGTCGTAGGTGGCCGGGGCGAACGCCCGGCGGTGCAGCGTGAGCCGCCAGCGACCGCGACCGACCGGCACCGGGTAGGTGTTCGGCGCGGCGAGCGGCGCGAGATCGAGCATGGTCATGCCAGGTACCCGTCGTTCCAGAACGCCTGCGTCTGACTCGCCCCGGTGGTGGAGCTGCCGGTCATCGCCATCGTGATCGACGTATGCGGCGGGATCAGCGGCCACGACCCGTTGGCGTTCATCGCCGCCCAGTCGATCTGGGTGAGCACGTTCTGGGCCCGGTCGCCGTTGAGGTACGCGGTGCGCTGCGCGCAGTCGACCTCGACGTACTGGCCGGCGGACACGACCAGCGTCGACTGGAAGGCGACGATCCCGGCGGCCGGCGTGAACTGCACCACCGGCGCCGTCACCGGCCCGTAGATGCGCAGCAGCGGGCGCACTGCGACATCGCCGGCCGACATGATCGTCGCCGTTGACGGCGAGCCGCCGCCGCCGGGGTACGTGCGCGGGAACACGAGGTTGTAGACGCGGCCCCCGCCCGAGCTGGCCCCGGCAAAGGCGGTGGCGGTGTGCTGCGCCGGGTCGCGGGCGACGGGGTCGGCGGCGACCCACTGCAACTGGATCTTGCGCTCGAACGGGCCGGCGATCGGCCAGGAGTAGCCGGCGGCGCGCAGCGTCAGCGTGCGCTCGGGGGCGCCCGGGCGGTCGAGGACGTAGTGCAGCACGGGGCGCACCGACGGGACCATGAACGGGGCGAACTGGGCGGCGACCGCGTCGATGCTGGCGGCCGGGCCGGCGACGGTGTGGATCGCCGCGCTCACGGCGCGCTCGCCCATGAGCTGGGTGCGGTCGTCGATGCCGTCGACGTCGGGCCGGTTGTTGACGACGGTGCGCACCGTCGGAAAGCCGAGGTCGAGCGACTCGCAGAACCAGCCGCCGGGCTGCGATTCGAGCTGCACCGTCTGGGCGCCGAGCACGAGCCAGGCGGAGCGGACGCACACCATCAGGCGCTCCTCAGTTGCATCGCCCACGCCGCCCGCTTCAGCAGCAGGTCGACGTCGACCTCGGTGGCGAAGGTGGCGTGCTCGATGTTGACGGCCGGGCCGGCGACTGCCGCGACACCAGCCGACTGCGGGGTCGGCGGGGCGAGCACGGCGGCCATCGTCGTGCCGACCATCGGGGACTGCTGTTTCATGCCGAGGGCGTAGCCCTCCATCACGTTCACGCCGATCTCCATGAACACCTTCGACGGCGACCCGATCCCGAGCAGACTCTTGGCGCCCGACACGACCGAGCCGACAGCGTTCTGCACCGCCTTGACGGCGCCGCTCACGGCGTCGGTGATGCCGTTGACCATCCCCTGGATGATCTGCTTGCCGACGTTGTACAGCAGGCTGCCGACGTCGCCGAGGGCGCTGAGGATGCGGCCGGGGATGCCGTAGAAGAACGCCACCGTGCCGTCCCAGAACTGCTTGATGCGGTCGGTCACGGCGCTGGCGTCGCCCTTGATCGTGTCCCACAGGCCCTGCAAGGTGCCGACGGCGGAGGAGACGGCGCCGGTGATGGCGCCGGTCACGGTCTGCCACACCGAGTTGAACCACTGCCACACGCCGACGGCGGCGTTCTTGATGTCGGACCAGTGCTGGATGATGAGCGTGGCGGCGATCCCGATCGGGCCGAGGATGATCGAGAGCAGCAGCGGCCAGTGATCGACAATCCAGTTGTAGACGTCCATCACGGCGTCCTTCGTCTGCTCCCAGTGGGTGATCATCCAGGCGATGGCGGCGACGACGGCGGCGATGGCGATCGGGATGCCGAGCAGCGCGACGTTCTCGGCGACGGCCGCGGCCACGGCGGCGATCTGGTCGGCGACCCAGGCCGCGGCCTGCGATTCGAGCAGCGTCTGGGTGAGCTGCACGGCGACGCCGACGCCGGCCATCGTCGTGCCGACCGCGGTGAGGGCCGGCCCGTACTTCTGGCCGAGGTTGGCGGCCATGTCCTCGAAGTGGGCCTTCATCGCTTCGAGGTGCCCGCTGAACGTCGACGCGGCGGCGTCGGCCTGGCCCTTGATCTTGTCGCCGAGCAGCCCGATCGCATCGCCGGCCTTGCCGCCCGCGGCGGCGACATTGTTCTGGGCGTCGGACAGCTTGCCCTGGGCGGTTGCGGCGTCAGCGCCGGTCTTGTCGACGAGCGCCTGGGCGTCCCGGAGCCTGAGCTGCTCGGCCGTCGTCAGCTTGGTCTTGCCGGCGTAGAGGGTGTGCAGGTCGTCGAGCTTCTGGATCGCCTTGGCATGCGCGTCGCTGGTGGTCTGCACCGCCTTCTGGGCAGTCTCCAGCCCCTTCTGGGCCTTCGCGCTGGAGTCGACGGTGACACCGAACTCCTTCAGGATGCGGGTGTTGCCGTTGTACGCCTTGCCGAGCGACGTCGCCGCGGCGTCGAGAGACTCGTGCTTCGCCGCGGCGAGATCACTCGCCACAGCCAGGTCCTTCAGCGCCTTGGCCGGGTCGCCCGTCGCCTGCGTCAGGATGCGCAGCGCGTCGCTGGTCGTGTTGGCGGTCGTGCCGTACTTCTCCTGATGCCCGATCGCTGTCTCGATCTGCGGGGCGAAGTCTTCGTACGCCTTGCCGGTGGCCTCGATGGCGGTCTGGAGCTGCTTGTGGGCGGCGGCGTCCTTCGAGCCGATCGCTGAGAACCCGATGCCGATCCCGGCGATGGCGGTGCCCATCCCGGTCATCGCCGGGCCGACGCCCTTGGCGTGCGAGATGATCCCGTCGATGGCGGTCGTGATGCCGTCGAGCGCGGCGCCGAAGGGCCCGAGCACGCCGGTCTGGTTGATCGCCCCGAGGGCGCCCTTGAAGGCGGCGCCGAGCCGCTTGCCGGTACCCTCGCCGGCTGTCGCCGTGTCCGTCATCGCCTTGCCGAACCCGGTGAGATCACCGAGCACTCGGACGGCGACGGAGGGGCCGGCCATCGCCTACCTGCGGGCCGCGGCGGTCTGGCGGCGGATCTCGTCGGCCTCCCGTTCCATCAGGCGCACCATCGCCGCGAAGTCCTCGTCGCCTACGTCGTCGGGCCAGAGTCCCCAGTACCGCCGGAAGGCAGCACGGGCATCGGCTCGGCCCCGTTCGTAGGGTTTACCTCGGTGATCTCGACCTCGACGTCGTAGGCGTGCAGCCACAGCGAGGTGACGTCGCGGGCCGGGAACTGGCGCATCAGCGCACGGAAGGCGACGACGCGGAACGGCTGGCGCTGCACGATGTCGCCGAAGCCGGCGCCGCCCTCGGCGTGCTCCACGGCGTCGATCACCCGCTGGGTCGGCATCCGACTGGCGAACGACTGGGTCACCGTCATCACCACCGGCAGGGCGTCGGGGTCAGTCATGAACCTGATCTCCTGACGTCGCCTCGTTCTCCCACGGGTAGGCGTCGAGCGCCGACTGCAGGGCGTCGGTGTAGCGGGCCAGCACGGTGCCGGCGAGCTGGCGGGCGTTCGGGAACAGGAACCGGCCGTTGGGCAGGTAGTCGCGCTGCGAATCGTGGGGCGCGCCGCGATGTCCGCCGAACTCGACCCAGCCGGCGTAGCGGATCGAGCTGCGACCCATGCGCACCGTCGCGCCGGAGCGGGTGGCGTTGACTCGCACGTCGCCGGCCAGTCGCCCCGTGTCCTGCGGCAGCGCACCGCGGGCCGCCCCGGCGACCGGCTCGGCGGCGGTGCGACCGGCCTGGCTCATCGCCTTGTTGAGCGGCCCGCGGTCGGTGACGAGCTTGTTCAGGTCACGGTTGAGCGCCCGCAGACCGATGACCGCGGCGACGGGGGCCTGCGCCATCTATGCCTTCCCCGCCACCCACGCCGAGCTTGACCAGTGCGCGGCGAGCAGGTCGGCGGTGATGACGAACTGGCCGGTGGCCCATGCCGTCGTCGGGCTGGCGGTCAGCCCGGTGAGCGCGGCGAGGTTGGCCGGCACGGTCGCCCCGGTCGGCAAGAAGTAGCCGGGTGCCCCCGAGACGGCGGACGTGGCGACGACGGCGCCGTTGTCGATCGTCGGGGCCGCGGTCAGGTTCCAGTCGATCTGCACCTCGGAGGCAGCCCCGGCGTCGCCGCCCATCGGCATGATCGGCTGCGGGATCGCCAGCCCCGAGATGATCGGGTTGTTCGCCGAGGCGATCTGCGAGGCGTGCGGGCGCGCCTTCCACGGCACTGCCGCGCCGTTCGCCACATAGTTGGCGTAGGCGGCCTGCAACGTCTGGAACACCGAGCCCGTCGTGAAGTCCTGCACGAACGTGACCCGCAGGTGCCACTTGACGGAGCCGGTGTAGTCGGTCTCCGAACAGAACGACGTGATCGTCACCAGCTTGACCTCGGGGAACCCGGCCTCCAGGTGCTTGACGGTGCAGCGCAGGTTGACGCCTGACATCTCGAAGTAGGCGTCGTTGAGGATCAGCGGGTTCGTCGGCGGTGGTGTCGGGTCGCCGGCCGCGGTGAGCATGACCTCGGGCGGCGCCTCGGCGGTCGCAGTGGGCATGACGGGTCCTCCTCGGGTTACTGGGTGATCTTCAGGACCAGCTCCACGTACAGGAGCTGGATGCCGCCGGCACCAGTGAGCTGGCGCCAGTTGCGCTCCTCGCTCGGCACCGCGCTGTACACGGTGCCCTTCAGCGTCGAGTCGCCGAGCACGGCGGCTCGCACCACGTTCTTCAGGGTGTCGACGGCGACGTCCTGATCGGCGGCGCCGACGATGGCGACTGGCAGCTCGACGTCGTCGACCCCGAAGGCGGCGACGCTGTACGTCACCACGTTCGGGCGCATGATCACGACGCTCGGCGCGTTCAGCGTCGCAGGCGGCGCGGCGTGCACGTAGCAGCTCCCCGCCGTGGCCGCGTTGATCATGTCGACCAGCGCGGCCGCGACGGAAGCACGAGCCCAGGTCATGCGATCACCACCGCGAGGTAGGGGGTGATCATCGTCTCCACGTCCGGGTCCTTCGGGCCGACCCGCACGATGCCCGAGTCGCCCCAGCCGATCGTGCCGTCGACGGAGTCACGGCGCCGGTACAGCCGGCCCGCCTCCAGCACGGTGACGGTGAAGAGGGCGTCGGGCAGGAACGACGGGTCGGCCGGGTCGACCCAGTGCGGATCGACCCGGCTCGTGACCCATGCGGTGGCGCCGGCAAGCTGCTGATCCACGACGCCGTCGTCGGTCGTGTCGTCGAGCGACAGACGCAGGAACGCCTTGACGTCGTCGCGTTGCGGCCAGCCGGCAGCCATCGTCGCCTACTTGGCAGCCTTGGCCGGCGTCTGCTCGGGCGCCTGCTCGGCCTCGGGGCCGGACTCGGCCGGCGCAGGGATCGTGGCCCCGGCGTCGATCTTGGCGGCGGACGAGTTGTAGCGCTTCAGCACCGGGGCGGCGTAGCCCCACACGCCGAGACGGATGCTCGATGGACCGAGGACCTCCTCATAGCGGAAGTTGAAGGTGCTCGACTCCAGCAGGAGCATGTCGTCGGCCTTCGTCACGTAGAGGTGGTTGTCGTTGGCGGCCCAGCTCGGGATGCACGAGAGCCCGACGACCTCACCGGCGATGTGCCCGTACTGCGTCGCCTCGCCGAGGCCGTAGGCGTTCTGCGGGCCGTGGTAGCCGGTCACGACGAGCGGGCGCCCGGCGGTGTCCTTCTGCTTCGACAGGAACGCCCAGGCGCCGATCGACAGGAACACCACCCGAGCGGGCGCCTTGCGGTGCTTGATCACCGAGGCGCTGCCGTCGATGAAGGCGTCGGGCAGGTTCGTGTAGACGGGCGCCGTGCCGGGATAGGTGATCGTCGCGGCCAGGTTGCCGGCCGTCAGCGCCTCGAAGGCGGCGACCACGGCCTGCTCGATCTGCTCGTTGTAGGCGCCGAGACAGTCGCTGTAGATGATCGAGTCGACGGACGGGTTCGACCCGTCGACGAGCTGACGGGACACGTCGACCTTGCCGGTGTAGGTCTTCGGCGACGTCGGCAGCACCGCGGCGGTGAACGAGCCGTCGCCGGCCGGGTCACCCTCGTTCGACTGCACGCCGACGACGGCGCCGGCCGTCTGCTGACCGATGTTGATCGGGTTGGCGTTGTCGATCGGGATCCGGCGCAGCGTGTCGGCCCACGGTCGGGCGCCGTGAGCGATCGCCGCGAACTCCTCGAACAGCCACGTCGGCGGGACGACACCCGGCGAGTTGGTGGTCGTGCCCGTGGCACGCATCTGGATGTTGTGGCGCTCGATGCGCGAGCGCGAGTCGGGGTCGCCGTCGAGCTGGGCGTGGAGCAGGTCGCGGAAGAACGACTGGCGGTCGCCGCCGGCATCGGGCGGGCGGTAGATCTCGGGCTCCGAGCGCACCTGCACGAGCGCGCCGCGCTCGCTGCTGCGCGTCTCGGGCAGCTCGCTGAGCGCGGCGGTGGTCGACGAGCGACGGTCCTCCGTCTCACGGAGCTGGATGATGCGCTCGCCGAGCGGGTTCATCTCGGAGCGCAGCTCGACGAGCAGTCCGTCCTCGGACTCGTCGGGGTCGCGGCCCTCGTCGTGGCAGCGGTTCAGGATCGCGTCGTAGCGGGCGAACAGCTCGTTGTAGTCGTCGCCCAACCTGTTGAGCAGGCGGTTCGGCATCGCAGGACTCCCTCGGTAAGGGGTCGCGCCCAGGGCACGGCGGCGCAGGACGATCTCGGCCCTGATCCGGTTCCCTGCTCGACGGTTCCCGTCGTCCCGGCGGCGGGGTTCGCTCGTCGCGGTTCCCGCTCTCACCGGCCGACAGGGTTCGTCCCCTCCGGGGTTCGGTTGCGGCCGCGACAGTACCGCTCAGCGTCGCCCCAGTGCTGCGCCAGATGCGCCCTAAGCCGCGAGACGCTCTCGCCGCGGTGCGCAGCGCTGAGCGCTGATCGACGCTCTGAGCGCTCTGGGGCGATCTGAGCGCAGACGCGACAGAGCCCCGAGCTGCTCGTGCTCGGGGCTCTGCGGGCGGGGGGATGATGGGTCAGTCGCCGCTCACGCTGCCGGACCCTTCACGATGCTGACGTCCAGCCCCAGGTTGCGGGCCGCAGCGCGGACGGCCGCCTCGCCAGCCGCCGACGTCGTCTCGGCGTCCCCGGCGGCGGTCACCAGGAGGTTGTCGCCGCTGGCGATCACGACCCGTGCGTCGGCCGCGAAGAGGGTGGCGACGACGCCGCGCACGGCCGTCTCGGCGTCCTGGCGCTCGGCCGGAGTCGCCCACGACGAGATCTGGAGCGGCGTGCCGGTTGCCGTCGTGCACGTCCCGCTCTGAGCCGGCTTCGGGCCGACCGGGGCCGCGCCCGGCGCCGGCGTCGACGGTGCGTAGTCCCGGCAGCCGAGCTTCGCGGCGGCAGCCTCGGCCGTCAGGGCGGGCGCAGGAGCCGTGATCTTGGCCGAAGGAGCGGTCGAGGTGGGCGCCGCGGCCGGCGTCGAGGGCGACGAGCTGTGCGACGTCGCGGCAGCGCCGCCGCAGCCCGCGAGGGCTACGACGGCGGCGAGGGCGAGGAGGCGGCGCATCAGATGCGCTTCCCGCCCTGGAGCACGCGGCACAAGCCGCGGTTCGTCGAGCTGCTGACGCCGCGAGCACGAGCGATGGCGGCGAAGCCGGCGCCCTGGGCGATCGCCGCGAGGATCAGCTCGTTGCGGCGGACCATCAGCGGGTCGGCGGCGTCGCGGCGCTCGGCGAGCAGCTTCTCGTCGATCTGCGCCTGGACGGCGGTGAGATCAGCGAGCGTCGCATCCCAGGGCGTCGACTCGACGACCTCGGCGGCGGGCTTCACGGCGGCGGGCTTGGCGGTGCGCTTCGACGCCTTCACGGCGGCGGCGATGTCGGCGCCGGTGAGGCGGGCGTTCGCTCGCTCGGCTGCTTCGGCGCTCACCTTGCGGGGCGCACGCTTGGCGGCGGGCCTCACGGCGGCGGGGGACTTCTTGGCGGTCATGGTGACTCTGGTTCCTTCGGGTTTGGCGCTGCGCTTGTTCGCAGCGATGTGGATGGAATCACCTGGTCAGGCGGTCCACGCAGTCCTGCCGAACAACCTGAAGTGATCGCCGTCACAGCCCGGCGGGGGCGCCGCGACCAGAGTCACCAGAGCGCGGCGCCCCCTGCCGCGCACGACGCTAGCCAGCGCCCTCGCCCTCGGGCTCGTCAGCGTCGGGCAGCCCGAGCACGGCGAGCAGTGCGTCGCTCGTCGCCTCCGCCGCGGTCAGCAGCGCGGCCGCCTGCGCCGGGTTGTCGTCGGCGAGCGCGAGCTGCGCGGCGTCGATCGCCGCATCCAGCGCCTGAGCGAGCGCGCCGGGATCGTCGTCGGGGTCGTAGCTGTCGCTCACCGACGGACCAGCTCGCGGTAGCGGTCGCGCTCGGCGTCGAGCTGCGGCAGCTTCGAGCGCACCGCGAGCACCTGCGCCTCGGCGTAGACGGGCTCGTGCGTCAGCGCGACATGGTCGAGATGCGCTACGTGGCGCTCGATGACACCGTCGGAGCCGCGGCGTGACCCCGCCGGCTTCGACGTGAACCCGACCGACAGGCCGGTGACCTCGTTGGCGCGCACGAGCTTCAGTGCGTCCTCGGCGCGGCTCGTGTCGAACAGCCCCCACTCGCCGTACAGCCCGTCGGGTCGCTCGCTCATCGAGATGGTGCGCCCGATCGGGTGGGCGCCGTCGATGCGGTCGCGGTGCATGTCGTAGAGCTTCACCTGGGCGAGCTGGCCGGCTCCGACCTGGCGGGCGAAGACGCCGGGGACGAAGCGCTCACGGAAGCTGCCGACGTCGGCGGCGACGCCGTACGGGACGGCGCGCCCCATCAGCGTGCGCCCGTCGCCTGAGCTGCGCAGCTCCATCACCAGCGAGAAGGTGCGCTCCTGCTCGCCGAGCGCATCGTCGGGGAGACGCTCGACGACGGGCGCCGCCATCGAGCGCTGCTCGCTGAAGGTGATGCGACGCGCCGCGCTCAGCGCGGTCGCTCGGGCGTCAGGCGACAGCGACAGCGTCAGCGGGATCCGGTCGACGGCGTTGCGCAGGTGCAGCTCGTCGACGAGCCCGTCCCGGTCACGCACCGGGAAGTAGCGCTTCGAGCGCGGCGACGTGCGCCCGTCGCTGCCGCGCTGCCCGCCGGGGGCGATGTAGAGAAACGCCGAGTCGGGCAGATCAGCCACGTACGCGGCGGTCCAGGTGTCACGGTACGTCTGCGGCATCAGGTGCCTCCTGGTAGCTCGTTGCTCGACGCCGGCCCGCCCGGCTGGCGCGGCACGGGCGGCGGGAGCTCTGGCGGTGTCGGCTCGGTCGGGGCCGGCGCGAGCGGTGCTGGGAGCGGGACGCCCAGCTCGTCGGCGACGTCGCTCATCGGGTCGAGGTTGCGCTGCGCACGCACCTCGTCGACGAGCAGCCACTGCGACTGCGGGCCTGGTCCGCCGAGCGCGATCTGGTACGCCTGGAACTGGGAGAGCGTGTCGCTGCGCAGCGAGGCGTCCATGTCCCACTGGAGGTGCTGACCGCGCGGCAGCAGCTCGATCGAGCCTGACTGCTCCAGCAGGCGCACCCACGGGGCGACGGCGTCGTTGCGGGCCTGGATCTCTTCCATCTCGGCGTTGCGGTACGTGCCGCCGCCGACGTTGGCGCCGATCTTGGACGGCGGCACCCCCCACATCAGGGCGACCTCGACGAGGCTGAACTGGCGGGACTCGATCATCTGCGAGTCGACCGGGTTGAACGAGACGGGGGTGAAGTCGGTCAGCTCGTTGAGCACCCCGATCGACGGCGACCCGGCGAACTTCTGCACCCACGCCGCCTTGGCGTTGTCAGCCTGGGTCTGGGTGATCTCGGGGCGATGGATCTTCAGGATGCCCGTCGGCATGCCGCCCGTCACGAAGTACGACGCGCCGTAGCTCTGGAGGGCGAGCGCCGAGCCGATGGCGTCGCCCTCGGTGTCGACGAGGCCACGCCCGAGCGGCCAGCCGGCGCGGCCGAGATGGGACTTGACGTGCCAGACGTCGCTCGGGTCGTAGCGCCCGCCAGCGATGTACCACTCGGCGATGAACGGCGCCATCGGGTTGCCCTGCAAGCGCACCGCAGTCAGCGTCGGATGCACGGGCTTGAGGGCGAGCGGCCAGCCGTAGCGGTCGCGCTGCGTCACGAGACAGATGGCGTTGCCGTACAGGGCGAGCGACGAGACGACGCCTGACCAGAACGCCATCGGGGTCTGGTTCGGGTCAGGCTGGACGACCACCGGCGGCTGCGGTTCGAGGGCGTCCCCGTCGCGGAACGCCGAGACGGGGAGCATCCCGACCGTGCCGCAGACGTAGGCGTGGCCGCGCCAGAAGGCGGGGACCGACAGCGCCTGCGTCTCGCTCGGCGCGGCCAGCACGCCGCTCGGTGGCCACGGCTGCTCGGGGCCGGCGATGACCGCGGACGGCGTGACCGGCGGCGGGCGGGCGTCGCTCAGCACGGGGAGCGGCGGCGCTGAGCGCAGAGCGAGCGCGCGGCCGAGCCCCATCAGCGCTCGCTCCGCACCCGCTCGACCTCCGCGACGGTGCCCGCTGCGAGCATGCCGACGCCGCCGACTGCGAGCCCCGCCCAGAAGGAGAGCATCCCGAAGCCGACAGCGATCGAGGCGATGCCGAGCACCTGCGCGACCACGGGCAGGTAGTCTCGCAGGTCCCGCTTGCGGGGGGCGGAGTGGTCAGGTTCGTCGTTCACAGGATCTGGATACTCCCTTGTCCGGCTCGGGCGAGTCCCCAGCAGGCGAGCGTCGCGGCGACGAGCGGCGAGATGTCGCCGCCGGTGCGACGTGCCCACGCCCAGGCGTCGCCGAGCGGGCGCTTGCGTGCCGCGGCGACCGCGGTGTTCAGCGTCGGCTGATCGAGATGGGCGAGACGGTCCTCGGCGACGAGGTCGTAGAACTGCCCGCATGACTGGGCGTAATCACGAGCGGTCATCGTCGTCGTCGGCACCCCCGACATCTTCAGCGCCGTGAGCAGCGAGCCGGCCGGCGACCCGGGGTCGACGACGGTCGTCAACGGCGCATGCTCTCGTTCGAGCTGGGCGAGTCGGCCCACGACCCAGTCGGTGCCGGGGCCGTGCTCGACGATCTCGACGTGCACCCGCCCGTCGGGGCGCCAGCCGGCGACGGCGATCGCCGCGGCGCCGCGCTCAGGCGTCACGTCGACCGCGAGGCACGGCATCGTGCCGAGCTGCGAGCCGCGGTGATGCGCTCGACGCCACGAGAGCAGGTCGATGACGGGTCGGCCGCCGGGCGCTCGGCGGTTCAGGTAGGCGCGGCTGAACTCGGACGGCTCGAAGGCGTCGTGGTCGGCCTGCACCACCGACTCGGTGACGGTGTACCCGAGCGCCGGCATGCACTTCCACCACGTCGCCGGGTCGTCGGGGTCGTCGTCGTCTGATGCTGACCACTCGAAGTAGCAGACGCTGTGGCGCTCGTCGGCCTCGACACGAGCACGACCGTCGTCGACCCGGCTGTGCAGAAACTCGCTGCCCTCGGGGTAGCCCATCGTCGAGACAACCCACATCTGAGCGCTCGGGCGCGTCAGCATCGCCGGGCGGAACGCCTGCGCCAGACGCTCGTCACGCTGGGCGAACGCCTCGTCGATCACGCCGAGATCGAGCGTGCGCCCGTGCCCTGACGTCTCGCCTGACGCGGTGATGGCGATCTGGCTGCGCGTGCTCGGGAAGACGGTCGCCTCCAGCCCGGTCTGGCGACGGGTCGTGAAGGCGTGACGGAACGGCGTGCGCAGCAGCAGCTCGCCGTGTTCCTCCCACTTCGCCCGGCTGTTGATGCGGTCCTGCGCGGCGTAGACGCAGCGCTGATCGTTGCCCCACCACAGACAGCGGTCGATCATCGCCGCGAGCAGCAGCGTCGTCTTCCCCGACTGGCGCGGCACGGTGAGGCGCACCTCGCGGTAGGCCGGCAGGCCGGTCGCCGGGTCCAGCTCCAGGGCGACGTCGGCGACGAGTTGCTGCCACGGCATGAACGACTGCCCGAAGGCGCGGGCGATCTTGGCGAGCCGCGGCCCGTAGGTAAACCGCTCAGGGCTCCGAGACGTCGCCCAGCGCGGCGAGCAGCTCGTCGAAGCCGGCGTTGGCAGCGTCGTCGACATCCTGTCCTCTCAGTTGACGCAGGGCGTTGGCGTAGGCACGGGACAGCGAGGCGAGCTGCGCAGGGCGCGCGACGGGGTCGGTCTGGTCGATCGCCGCGGCGAGCGTGCGCACGAGCGCCACCACGCCCTCGTCGCACGCCTCCAGCCGGCCCGTCGAGCGGAGCGCGGTGATCATCGTCTCGGCGCCGCGCTGGTTGCGTGAGCCGCGGCGCACCTTCGGCTCAGCGCTCGGCTCGTGCAGCCCGAGCTGGCGGGAGAGTCGCGCCATCGTCTGCGCGGCGTCACGAGCAGCCGCCAGGGCCGGGTTGCGGATCAGACGATCACCCTCGCCGCGCACGAGCACCGCGGAGCGAGTGACGAGCGCGCTCGCCTCAGCGTGCTGGGCGACCGCGCTGGCGTAGGCGGCGAGCGTCTCGACGTCGAACGGTCGGCCCTGCTCGTGCAGCGTCGCCGCGGTGCGGTCGTAGACGAGTAGCGCCGCAGGTGACAGCCAGTCAGGTGCCATGCTCAGTCTTCACCGCGCAGTCAGAACAGCGCTCTGATCGGCCGCGCTCAGCGAGCGAGCCGAGACGCCAGATGCGACCGCAGCGCGGACACCGGATCGGGTGGGACGGTTCCATGCTCACTCCTTCACGAAGACCAGCAGCGGCTCGAAGGCGACTCTGCGCTCACCACGGCCACGCACGCGGCCGCCGAGCGGGAAGCGGTCGCGGCGCAGCAGGCGGAAGCCGACATCGCGGGCGAGCGTCTCGCACCACTCGACGAGCGGGTAGCTCGTGGCGCCGATCTTCACGTCGGCGATATTGACGATCGCCACCGAGTCCGGCTTGAGGCTGCGGTACTGGAGGGCGAGCGTCGGCGCCAGGAAGCCGTCACGCCAGCTCTCGCCGCTCAGGTAGCGGTTGCAGCTCTGCGTCGGCTCGTCGCTGTAGTGCTCCTTGGCGAAGTACGGCGGGGACGTGAAGGCCAGGTCGCAGCTCTCGGGGGCGATCTCGCCCTCGACGTCCTCGGCCGGCAGGTTGATCAGCTCGACGTCCTTGCCGGCGCCGAGATCGGCGGCGAGCCGAACGTTCGCTCGATGCGTCTCGGTGTTCGGATCGACCCCGATGTAGCGGGCGCACTGCGACGCCAGGAAGCCGACGAGGCGGCCGCCGTAGCCCGTCGACGTGTCGAGCACGGTGGCGCCGTCGAAGCCGTAGCGGCGATACAGCGACAGGGCGAAGCCGGGGCGGAAGTTCGACGCGGCCTGCGCCCCCCTCGTGTACGGCAGCACGTTCAGGATCGACGTGTCGGTGATCAGCTGGTTGGGCGTCGCAGCGAGCAGGCGCAGCGCGACCAGCAGGTAGTCGTCGCGCTCGAAGGTCTCCCACACGGTGTTCTTGCCGGGCACCTTGGCGAGGAAGCGGTGCGGGTGGTACGTGTCGGCGACGCTGTAGCCGACGGTCGTCTCGGCGACGCTCGCTGAGGGCGTGGCGGCCAGCTTGTTGATCTCTTGCATGCACTCGTGGATCGACAGCTCGACCATTGGGAGCCCGACCCGGCGGTAGTGGGCGAAGGCGGCGGCGACGACGGTCTCGGCGTCGTAGACGTCGTAGCCGATCGGCTCGTCGGTCACCTCGGTCGGGATCAGACGGGCGAGATCGTCCTCGGTGTAGGCGGTCGCTTCGAGCAGCTCGAGGTCGGCAGTCGCCGCGACCCGCGCCAGCTCGGCGGCGAGTAGCTCGTGGTCGTAGTCGCCCAGTTCGGCGGTGCGGTTGTCGGCGAGCCCGTAGGCCGCGGCGGTCGTCTCGTCGTCGTCGACCCACACCACGGCGACGTGCGACCAGCCCAGCTCGTCACGAGCAGCCTTCAGGCCGTGGTTGCCGGCCTCGACGATGCCGACCGGGTCGCCGTGCTCGTCGCTGCCGGTGCGGCGGGCCACGAGGGGCTTGCGCTGGCCGAAGACCCTGAACGAGCGGGCGATGGCAGCGACGTCGCCGCGGCGAGGGTTCGTCGGGGCCTCGACGAGGTTGGACACGGGCACAGCGAGCGCTGAGAGCCCTTGGGCGATGTTGTGCGTCGTCGTAGCGCTCGGGGCGTCAGCGCGGCTCTGGGGCTCATCCAGCGCGGTCTGGAGCGACTCTGCGAGCTTCGACGGCATCACACTCCGATCTCGGGCAGCTCGCGGGCTCCGCAGCCGTCCTCGGGGCCATTCTGGTTTCCTCGCCCAGGTTCGTGACGGCTCGCGCACAAATCAGTCGTACGTGATGACCAGCTCTCGCCCTCACGAAGAACGGGGTGGGGGGCCTCCCCCTGCTGCGAGCCGAGCCGACGAGACGCCACCCCACCCCCACCCCACGGGGTAGGGGCAGTGTCAGTCGGACTCCGCCATCACCAGCGCCGTGAGCGGGGGCCGAGTGACCGCTGACGTCGATGCTGTGCCGCCGTGCGGGCTCCTGCTACCCCGTTGCAGTGAGCGCACGACGCTCGCAGGTTGTCTCGCACGTTGAGTCCACCCTCGCTGACAGGCACGATGTGGTCAGCAGTCGTGGCCCACGTCGTGCACCCTCGCAGTCTCATCTCACACAGCCCTCTCGCCTCGGTGATGACGATGGGCCGCAGACGCCGGTACTCGGGGGTGTCGTACGCCCTGCGTGCTGTGAGCGCCACGCCCTCAGTCTGTGCTGGCTGTGCGCTCGATGTGGTCAGCGAGCAGCGCTGCGAGTAGTGCGATGTCAGCAGCCAGCTCATCGACAGGGCGCAGTGGTGGCCCGTATGCCTCGACACGAGCGAGCACCTGTGCCTCTAGGTCTGCTGTCTTGGCACGCAGTAGACGCACAGCGTGCTCAGCGTCGAGCTGCTCAGCCATCGCTGTGCTCGTGATGTGCGAGTGGCGTCAGCAGCCCGTAGTACCTGCACCCGTAGTACGGGTGGCCCACCGTGGCTCGCACGTAGTCGAGCAGCACAGCTCGGCACGTGCAGCCCTCACACCACACGCTGCCTGGCTCAGCGGTGCCCTCGATGCGCTCACGCATCATCGCCCTCGCAGCTCCTGCGGAACGTCGACAGCTCGGGGTCCCAGGCATAGCGGCAGCCCATGCGGTCGAGCATCTCGGTCAGCACGTCGTCGCCGGGCGGGTCAGGGTCGAAGATGGTGACCTGCCCGCAGTGCGTGCAGGTGCCCCCGTCGATCACCAGCTCACAGAGGCGCAGCGTCGCCTGGACCGGGTCGAGCGACGCCGCGGCTTCCGCCTTGTTCCCCGGCCACTGGGCGACGGCATACCAGACGGTCGGCGCCCCGTCCTCCTCGTCGCTGTAGCCCGTGCGGTACGTCTGCGCGCCGGTTCGCTCCAGCAGCTTCACCGCGGCGAGCAGCTTGGGGGAATCGATCGTGGGCTCAGGCATCGGCGGGCCTCTCTCGCTCGGGCATCGGCGCGCTGGCGAGCAGTGCGGCGATCTCGTCGCGGATGTGCTGCGGGACCTCAGGATCGAGCCCGTGGGCGACCCTGATGCGGCGCAGCTCGTTGGCGAAGTCGACCTCGTCGAGCCTCACGACGCCACGGCCGCGTCGTGGGCAGCGACTCGGCTGTTCGCCCCGTTCGGTGTCTCTCGCATGAGCTGCGCCACCTGGCGATCGACCTCGGCCTGGATGATGCGCTGCGAGTCCTTCGACGTCGCCACCTGGAGGTTGTGCTGCGTCGCTCGCAGCTCTCGACGCAGACCGTCGCGCTCGACCTTGAGGGCGTGCACCTCGTCGCCCAGCTCGCGCAGCTCTCGACGCAGCTTCTCGACGTAGCTAACCTGCGTACCAAGTCGCTCCGAGAGTGCTGCGTAATCGAGCTGGAGCTGAGACAGCTCACGAGCGCCGTTGATGCCGTCGACGCCCTTGGTTGAGACGATCTCGACGACTTGCGCCAGCAGCGCTGTCGCGACTGCGTTCGCCAGCTCGATCTCGACGACTGAGCTGCTCTGAAGTGCAGGGGCAGCAGTCGTCTGCTCCTCGATTAGCTCGGGCTCGATCTCGACTCGCTCAGTCTGCGCAGTCTCGCTGAGCAGCTCTGCGTACCAGCGCTCCGGCAGTCTCACGAGCGCCAGTCTGCTCGTGCGTCGCAGACTCTTCTCGGTGCGCTCGACTGCTGCGCTGAACGAGCCCGTCGCCGCCGGCCCCGTCTGATGCGTGATGCTCGTCTTGTTCGAGTCGGGCGGAAGCCCGTAGCGCAGCGCTCGCTCCATCAGCAGCAGCGTCGCTCTCCCGTGGCGCTCGTCAACGGCTGCGCCCTCGTTCCAGAGCGCTCTGATGTACGCCCAGCGGACCGGGAAGTCCGTCGTCTTCACCATCAGCGTGACGATGTGCTGCTGAGAGATGTCGCCGCCTGCTAGCTCGACGAACGCTCTGTCGCTGAGCAGCTCGATCTCCTCGCCTGCTGGTGACGTGACGGTTCGGGTGATCATTGGGTGCTCCTCGTGACTCTGTCGTGACTCGTGCGCTCAGTCTGACTCACGCCGCGAGTCTGCCGCGCGCTCTCGCTGACGGCGCTGGAATCTGCGCCGCTCCGACTCGGCGATGCGGCACGCCTCGCAGTCGTTGCGCCCCCAGCTCTGCTCGATCTTGCAGCAGTCGTGGATCGTGCGACCGCCGTAGACAGCTCGCCCGCACAGGGAGCACCCCACAGGTTTATCCACAGCGAGCGACAGTCGCGCGTGAAGAGGATTTATCTCGCGAGATGTAAATACGCGTGACGTCTCGTCTCGTCCTGCGGAGAGGGCGCGCCACTGTCACGCGTGACATCTGCGCCGCCTGTCACGCGTGACATCGTGCGGACAGGTCACGCTTCCTCGCCGCGTGACTCGTCACGGCTGCGCCGCTTCCGGAGCCGGTCCTGGGCGGCACGAGAGTGCGCGCCGTTGCGACGGTCGTAGTTGTGCAGCACGTAGCCGCCGCCCTCGGCTGGCACCCAGAGCCGCCCGACGACGAGCGTCGAAAACACCTGGCCCTGGTGCCTGCCGAGCGCGGCATGGCTGGCGACGACGTCGAGGCTCGACGCCGGGATGTACCCGTCGCCGATGTCGTGCCCGGCGCAGTACAGCACCGAGGCGAGGTGCAGCAGCTTGCCGTCCTGGCTGAGCGCACGGATCTTGGGGTGCGTCAGGTAGTTCGCATCAATGCGCGCCCAGTCCATCTCACTCGCCCCGCAGGATCGGCCGATGGCACGTCTCGCACTCCCACATGCCGCCCATCCGAGAGCCCAGCAGGTCGACCGGGACGCCTTTCGGGTCGTCGCAGATGCACCACAACGGCGTCGCTGAGCGCCCCAAACGGACGCAGACCCGGCAGCGATCGCCTCTCATCACCGTGGTCCGTCCACAGACCGCGCACGGGTGCTGGGGGTAGATCATCCGCGCCCCCGCTCTGCTCGACGATCTCGCGCCAGCCCGAGATCGCGCGACGTCAGCATGGCGTCGAGCACCCGCTGACCGAGCGCGCGGGCCTCGGCGTCAGCTCGACGCTCGCGGGTGCCGAGCGGCATGCGGGACTTCGCCTCGTCGCAGTGCGCGCACCCGTCGTGGTAGTGCCCGTCCAGCTCGTGGTCGTGCGGCGGTAGCTCGCTCACAGTTCAGCCATCGGGATGTACTCCAGCTCCTCGACGCGCTCACGCAGATCGAGCACCCGGCTCTTCAGCTCGCTGCGCTGCCGGCGCAGCTCGGTGATCCAGTCCACGGCGGCGTCGACCAGCTCCTCCAGCTCGGTGCGCGTGGCGGGCTCGTCGCGCACCGCGCGAGCGGTATGCGCCATCAGGCGGTGGTACCAGTCGTGCTCGGCGACCCATGCCGCGCTCGGCGTCACGCCGCGCGGCGGGATGTGCAGCCCGCACGAGCAGGTGTCACGTGCTCGCAGCGATCGGCGCTCGTCGAGATCGTCGCTGACCAGGTCAGTACGGGTCTTGGGCATCAGGTGCCGCCTCTCGTGCTGCCTCGGCGGCGTCCCATGCCTCGCTGCGCCCGTCGACCTCGTCGGCGGCGTCACGAGCGCGGCGCATCAACTCGCTGTGGAGCCGGTTCAGCTCGACCATCTCCAGATCGCCGAAGCTGGCGACCGGCTTGCCGAGGATCTCGCTGGCCAAGGCGTGGCGCTGATCGTCGTCGCGGATGCCCTGCCCGCCGAGCACAGCGAAGATCGCTCGCATCGTGCGCTCACGTGGCGACGCCGCCGGCGGGCGATGCGCAGTCGTCGTCCGAGCCCCACTCTGACGAGGGGGTGTGACAGTTTGGCGAGGGGCCTGCTGCGCCGCGGCCTGCCCGTCGTCGTCGTCGTCGGCAGCGATGCCCAGTGCGGCCTGAGCGCAGTAGCGCCGGCCGTAGGTGATGGCGCTCCCGATCGCCTGCGGGCTGCCCTCGCCCGACACCTCGAACGTCCAGCGCAGCAGATGCCCCGAGCTGTGCAGCAGCCACGTCGACACGACGACCATCCCTCGGCCCTCGCGCTCGACGGGTTGCACGAGCGCCAGCCCGTGCTTCGCCAGCACCGGGCGCACCACGTCGAGCATGTCGCTCAAGTCGGCGTACTGGTAGGAGTGCCTCCCGCCGTCGCGGTGCTCGACGTTGGCCGTCTTCGTCTTCGGGACGGACGCCAGCTCGCCCCACGCGGCGACCCAGGCCGACGCCAACTCGGGCGGGATCATGTCGGGCGTGCCCAGCTCGGGGAGCAGCTCGTCGGTGTCAGTCACAGTCGCTCCTTCGCGACGTCGACCTCAGCAACGACTGGCCGGCATCGGGGGCACAGCCACACCTCGCCGTCGACGAGGTCGGCCTCGGTGACGCGGAACGTGAGCAGCTCGGCGCGAGTCGGGCAGTCGAAGTTGCCGCAGTAGACGTCGTAGTGCCGCCCAGTGCGGGATTGCATCGCGACCGGTGCGTCAGGGCTCATCGGGCAGACCCCGTGCCACATCCGCACGACGTCATCGCTGCGCGCCTCGTGGCGCCAGCCGCACAGGGGACAGCGGAACTCGGTCATGATCGTGAGGTCCGGGTGTCACGGGGTTGGCGGCGACGCTCGGCCTCTTCGGTCTCAACGGCGCCCATCCAGAGCGCCGCGTCCTTGCCGACCCGCTCGACCTCGTCCGCCAGTTCACTGGCACCCCAGCTGTTCAGGCCGGCGACGACGACACGGAGAGCGTTGCGGAAATCACTCACCGCCATTGCTCGGTCCCTTCTCAACGGCGTCGGCCAACGCCCGCAATTGGCGGACAGCGACATCGCGGCTGGCGGTGGTGATCTGGGACGCCATCCACCAGTCGTCACTCTTGGTGACGATCCCGGCGAGCATCTCGCGTCGCACCGCGGCGGCGATCGCCCGGCGGAGACGCTCCTCGTACTGACGGGCGGGCATCGGATTCTCATCGGCGCGCAGCCGGGCCAGCATCCGCCGAGACAGCGCCATGCCCTCGCGGTCGGCTTGGCGCAGCCGCTTCTTCATCTCGGCCTGTCGGCCCTCGCCGCGCATTCGTTGATGGACATCGAAGCTGGCTCGTGAAGACCGGTCTTCACGAGGCCAGGCGATCGCCGTCGCCCGCACTTGGCGCAGATGACCCGCCGTGGCGATGATCCCGAACCGGCGGGCCAGCTTCAGCTCGTCCTGCCGCAGTGCGACGTGGAGGCCCGTGTGCGCGGCGGCGCCTCTCGACTCCGGGAACTCATCGAGCGAGTAGCGCTCCAGGAGAGCGTCGGCGAGCTTCCACTTCTCGCCGTTGGTCAGCTCGGCGAGCGTGCGGATCCAGTCGTCGTCGGGATCGCTCGCGACCGCGTGCAGCTCGGGCGGGCTCATGACGCCGCCTCGCCGCGCGGGACGGCCGAGCGCCTCGACGGCTTGGCGATGTCGGCGTACATCACGACGACGTCGTTGCCGACGCCCCTGTACGGCAGGGTCACCGTGCGCATCACGATGTTGAGGCTCGGGTACTCGCGGGCGGCCCACGCCTTACCCGCCTTGCGCTGGCGATCGTCGGTCTGCTGGAACACCTCTCGGATCGGGTCGTGGCAGTAGGCCATGCAAGGAACGTCGGGGTGCTCGGCGACGAAGCGGACCGCGATCATCACTCCGTCGTAGGGGTCGCCGCGCCGCCAGGCGTCGAGCGGGACGCCAGCACAGGATTCGTCGACCTGCTGGCGCGGCGGCGCGATGTCGGCGGGCTGGAGGTCGGTGGGTGCGGGCAGATTCTCGGTCACTGGTGCTCCTTCGTAGAACGCCGTTCTGAGCCCACTGCGGGCGAGCTGTCGCGGCTTGGGTCGGGGCCGTTGGCCCGATGGGCCTGGGCCTTTGCGGGGGTGCTTGGTGGCGGCGCCGAGCGTCACGACGCCACCGCCCGCTGACGAGCAGCAGCGCCGCGGCGGCCAGCAGCGCGCAGCTTGGCGCGGCGCTCGTCGTCGAGGATCTCGTCGAGTAGGGCGACGAGCGGCCAGAACGGTGCGGCGCTGTCGATCTCGACCGGGGTGGCGTCGGTCGGTGTGTCCCAGGCGCAGGTGCAGCTCGGGCAGTGACGCATGATCACGTCGCACGCTCCAGCACCAGCTCGAAGCGCCAGTGGTGCTCGCTGTCGCTGTGCCGGCGCTCGCGGGCCTCGACCGTGAAGCGCTCGTCGCAGGTCGTACAGCGCGTGTGGTACGGCGCTCGGGCGACGGTGCGCTGGCGGGTGCTCGTCGTGGCGCCGACGTCGATGCCGAGCGCACGAGCCTCGGCGACGGTGAGTCGAGCGGCCATCACGCGGCGCCGTCGATCGCGCGCAGCGTGTCGAGATCGCTGACCCGCCCGGCGCGCCTGAACTCGGCGTCGATCACGGGGTTCACGAGGCTGAACAGCTCGTCCTCGTCGCGATCGAGCGCGGCGGCCAGCGCGGAACGCTGCGGAGGGGTCGCTCCGTGCTCGCCTGCTGCGAGCAGCTCGATCGTGCGCACTGGCACACCCGAGACCGCGGAGAGCCGCTCCAGATCGCACTGGGCCAGCTCTGCGACGAGGACGGGGTACGCGATCACGGCCGACGCCGATCCCACCAGGCGAGCAGCTCGCTCGGGGCGATCTCCCAGCGGTTGCGCTCCTTGTGGAACGGCGGCGGATCGTCGTCGCTGCCGATCAGCTTGCGCAGCCAGTCGGGGTGGTAGCCGGTGATCGCCGCGGCCTCGATGATGGTGAGCGCATCGCCCTGGGGCGCGCGCTTCAGACGTGCAGACACGGTTAGGTACTCCTGGTGAGTTGAGGCGCGGAGCGGGTGCGCTGCCCAACGTGGCGCTCCCGTCAACCTCCGGACGTTCCCATGCCGACAATGCCGGATGTCGGGGCGTCACTTCTAGGGGTGACAGAAAAAACTTCCCGACCTCCGGATGTGGTTACGATCACCCCTGGTCACGGTTCCAGACCTCGACCGTGTTCCCGGTGGGCGACTAGAAACCCCAGGTCAGAAGGGTCAGACAACTGTGAGATTACTGACCACGTCAGGCACTGACCACTCAGAGCGCCAATACGGCGACGTCAGCGGGCTCGGGCAGGCCGAGATGAGAGTCCTCCTCGCTGGCGCGCTGTCGCGACTGGTGCGGGAGCACCGGGTCGCCGAAGCGATCTGCGAGAACCGACGCGACACGGTGCGTAGCGCGCTGCGCCTCGGGGCGACGTGGACTGACATAGGCAACGCGACCGGCATGTCACGCCAAGCGGCCCACGGGCGGTTCGGGCGCCAGCTCTCCTGAGACGCGACGAGACCCGCACCGAAGTTGGGGACGGTGCGGGCCTCGTTTGACTCCAACCCCTCAGACGGGGCGGATGCTATGCGCGCCAGGCGATGCGTGGCGTGCCATCGGGCAGCAGCCCGGCGAAGCGGTCGCTCTCGAAGGCGGTCGAGCCGCGGCGCGTCGCCGAGCCGATCGTGACGCTCTCGACGAGCGCCGTCAGGATGCGACGCTGCTCGTCGACGCTCAGCTCGCCCCACGTGCGACCGACGAGCCCGTCCTCCACGATGAAGTCGAGCGCGCTGTCGGACTGCTGCGCCTTGGCGGCGAGCCGCTTCTCGATCTCGCGGTGGCGACGGTTGAGCGTGGCGAGGGTGCTGTTCTTGTCGTCGCGCTCGATCAGCCCGAGCCCGTAGTCCTCGTTCGTCGCGGCGCGGCGTGCCGCGATGCTCGCCAGCTCGGCCAGCTCGGCCGCGTCGTCGGGTCCGCCGGTCGAGCGCCGGGCCACTGCGTCGGTGAGACGCTCGACGACGAGACGCCCGAGCTGCTCCTCCAGGGCACCCTGCTCGCTCGTCGGGGCGCTCGCCTTGATCCCGACCCCCCCACAGCCGGGAGCACCCGGCGCCTTGCGGCAGATGTAGCGACGCACGCCGCGGTCGCCGGTG